ACCGTTCGCGTAGAGTGCAACTCCCATCTGACACAGGAGAGACAAGATGGCAGACCGCGATGAAGACCTGTTCGCCGCTCTCGGCTTCAGGGTGCTCCGCTTCGACGAGAACGGAGCGCATGACGTGACCGGCGAGTTCGTGAAGAAGCCGGACCGGGATGCCGGGGAGTTCCTCGGCATGATCTGCCGCCTCTGGGCAAAGGTCCGCGAGGATCGCCCCGAGATGGAGCGGGCTCTCGCCGCCTACCTCGCCATGCCGGAGGGCACCTGTCCCTTCAGCCACGAGATCCTGAAGGGCTCCTTCCAGGCGCTCTTCGACTGGGACGCTGCGCTCTTCAAGGTGTGGGACGACGCGGCTCGCGGGAACCTGGAAACCTGCGAGCACTGCGAAGAGCAGCGGCAGAACTTCCTGTATGGCGTAGCGGAGGGCGAAGGCAATGGCACTGCTCACTGAAAGCGACGCGGCGTATCACGCCCACCCGGCAGTCTCGCGCTCTGCGCTCTGGACCTTGTGGAACCGGACCCCGGCTCACGTCCAGGGCATGGAGCCTCCGTCCTCCAGGGCGCTTGAATTCGGCTCCCTGGTCCACACGGCGATCCTCCAGCCGGAGGAGATCGACGAGCGGTATGTGCTCTGGCCCTACGAGATGAAGTCGGGCACGAAGAACACGAACCAGTGGAAGGACTTCGTCGCCCAGGCTGCGGCGCAGGGCAAGCGCGTCCTGGCCACCGACGAGATGGAGATGGCGCTCCGGATGCGCGACAACGCCCACAAGCACGAGCTTGTCCGCAAGCTGGTGAAGGACGCGGTCGTGGAGCAGTCCATCTACTTCGAGCACGAGGGCCTGGAGATGAAGGCCCGGCCCGACGTGTGGTCGAAGGGGCTCCGGCTTCTCGGCGACATCAAAACGGCCCGGTCAGCGGATCCCATCGACTTCGGCAAGTCGGTCGCGAGCTACGGCTACCACCTCCAGGAAGCGGTCTACACATTCGCAGCCGACAAGGAAGGCTTCAGGCCGCAGGGCTTCGTCTTCATCGTGGTCGAGAAGGAGCCGCCGCATCCGGTCGCGATCTACCAGCTTGACGAGCGGTCCTACGACGAGGGCTGGAGGATCTTCCAGGAGGCCGTCGCGAAGTGGAAGGAGGTGAAGGACTGGGAGGCGTCCTATCCGCTGGAGGTGCAGAAGATCAGCCTCCCCTCCTGGGCGTTCAACAAGGGAGGACACGGTGTCCTGGCAGACGAGATCGAAGATTTCTAAGCAGACCCAGCGGAACGCCCATCGGGCCTCAGCTATCGCTGGCAAGGGAGAGGTCACTCTCCCTGCCTACCGCAGCATCTACGGTCCCGGTGCTTCGGTCGTCTACATCAGGGGTCGTGGCCTGCTCATAAACGGGAAGGAGAGCGCATATGGCCGAGGAAAGGAACCGCCCAAAGACGGGCAAGGACTTAGTCCTCTCGAAGGCGACGGACATCGAGCACCTGCTCCCCGCGTCCTTGCCATCAGCGAAGTTCTTGAACGTCTTCAAGACCGCGTGGCTAAGGCAACCGGAATTGGCGAGGTGCTCGCCGGTCAGCGTGTTTCAGGCGTGCCTGAAGGCAGCCGCTGACGGCCTGTCCTTCGACGGTCGCGAGGCCGCTCTCGTCGTCTTCAAGAACGAGGCGGTCTACGTGCCGATGTACCAGGGCATGATCAAGCGTGCCTTCGCCTCCGGCTACGTCGACAACATCTACGCCAACGTGGTCTACGAGAACGAGTTGAACGAGGACCGCTTCACGTTCGAGGACGGGATCCCGCAGAAGCTCTACCACAAGCCGATCCTCAACGGCATCAAGGGGCCACTCGCCCTGGCCTACTCCGTCGTCCGCATGAAGGGCTCCTCCTACCCCGTGGCCATGATCATGGAGCGGGAGGAGATCCTGGCGATCAAGGCGAAGTCGCGCGGCGGATCGTCGAGCTTCTCGCCCTGGAAGACGAACGAGGGCGAGATGTGGAAGAAGACGGTCCTCCGCCGTCACATGAAGACCCTCCCCTTCGACAGCGATCTCGCCCGGCTCTTCGGACGGATCGACGAACTCTACGACCTGGACAAGCCTCGCAAGGGTGACGCATCAGAGGTTCTGTCTGTCGGCGAGGAGGGCTACATGGTCGATCCCGAGACCGGCGAACTCACCCCCGAGTAAAGGGGGTTGACACCGTCCCTGCCCTCCCCTATTCTCCTGTCTAGACCGGAGCGGGAGAGGCGGGGACATGGCCACCAAGACCAAGCTGGAATGCCAGGAGTGCGGCAAGGAGTTCGAGGCGATCCGCAAGAACGCCCGGTTCTGCTGCGACAAGTGCAAGAAGGACTGGAACAACCGGCGCTTCGCCCGTGGCGCTGAACTCTACGACTTCTTCATGATGATCCGGTACGAGCGGACCGCGACCGTGAAGGACGGGACGCTCCAGGCGAACATCGCCAAGGGCATGATGGAGAAGCTGGGCGAACTGTATCGCGAGGCCGACAAGGCGAACCGTGGTGGTCGCAAGTCCTGGAAGTCGCTGAAGCATGCGATCCACGACGCCGAGGTGCCGCTGGGCCGCGCGGAAGGCGTAGGAGACAAGCGATGAGAGAGTATTACACAGCCCCTGCGGCTCGATCCGACTGGAAGGCAGTCGTCCGCTGGATCCTGGATCAACACGACGTGACCTGGGTCGAGATGCAGTCGAAGACCAGGACGAGCCGCATCGTGGACGCCCGGTTCGATGTGGCCTGGATGCTCCGGCACCGAGGCTGGAGCTATCCGATGATAGCCAAGGCCATCGGGCGAGAGGATCACACCACGGCGTTCCATGCCGTCAGAAGGAAGCAGGAGGCCCTGGACGAGGGCCGGGTCGGATACCTGCCCAACAGGTACAAGTCGCTTCGCTTCACGAAGCCGTCACACAGAGGAGAGCGCGATGATACCTCCGCCGAGAGATGGAGTTCTTCTCGGACTGCTGGTCATAATGTTGGTGGGGGCTCTCATGCTCTTCACCGGGTGGCTGATGGGCGCTTTTGAGCCACGCGAGAACCCCTACAAGGGGCTCTTCGAGGGAGCCGTCGTCGTTCGCGTCTGTCGCGATGGCACCCGCATCTACCGGCTCACCGACCATCGCATCGTGATCGGTGGATGGGCCGAGATACCAGACCCGAACCGCGACATAGAGGAGATCTGCCCGTGAACGCCAAACGAGACGACGCTCTGTCCAGGCTGAACATGGCCCTGACCGAGGCGCTCCCCTACTTCGAGGGCGCGAAGAAGCGCGAGGGCTTCCACCCCGCCCAGGTGAAGCAGATCACCATCGCCTGGGACACGGAGACCGGGGCCATCGCCTGCGCCACTGACTTCCCGAACGACGAGTTGATCGTCAAGCTGCTCCAGAACTCGATCAAGGTCTTCAGCGGGGAGACACAGCGCGGAGCCGAGTTCTCGGTCTCAATCCAGGAGAAGGATCCGTCATGACGGTCTACGTCCTACACTTCGACCCGCCGTACCAGCACGCACGCCACTACATCGGATACACGCCAGATGACACTGCCGACAGAAGGATCAGTGAGCACCTCTCCTGCGGCGAGAAGGGATCGCCCCTGGTCTCCGCCGCGATCATGTCTGGAAGCGAGGTGTCCGTTGCTGCTATATTTCCAGGTGCGGGCCGCGATTTCGAACGCTGGCTTAAGGATCGTCGAGACACCAGACGATGGTGCCCGACGTGTGGAGTTGGTACGAAGCGGTTCCCGGATCCGTCTCGCATCACGTCCAAGTTCCGGGACAAACCAAGGAGGTTCGAATGTCACTGACCTACGCTTTCCGCAATCCCGCCACTGGCCAGCAGACCAAGGCCGTACCGGCGGAGAACGGGTTCATGAGGGTGCCAGTGGAGTTCATCGACGAACAGGCTTCAGCGGCGCTAGGCGGCGCTATCCAACTGGAAGTGCTGATATGGTCAGACGGTCGCGGCCCGAAAACTCACAAGATCGAGTTGGGAGACTTCGTCTCTTCCCCGGGCTCCTCACGCTTCTGATGCTGGGGCTGATCGTCTGGGTCTTGTTTCACTGAGCGTTCCCCCTCGGCCCCGGTGAGGAGGCGGGCTGCCGGAGCCGAGGGGTCGCTCGACAGGTGAAGGGACGAGACTTCACCTGGAGGCGATATGGAAGGCCACGTTCGGCGATGCCGTAACGATGGGCCAGTTGAAAAGACGCTGAAGCGGATTACAGTAGTAGCGGCGTAGGTTGCGATAGATCGCATTCCCGACCGCAGACTTGTCAGGGATCGTCACGGCGACGGCCCGTCGCTCCTCTCCGAGATCTGTCGGCCTGACTTCGAGCCGAAGCTCCGGCAGATCCCATCGGACACCGGCACCATCGATCAGGGTTTGGAAGTAGAGGGTCTCGCAGACGCGATGCCGGATGACATCGTACTGCACCTTCATCTGCTCGCCGGGCTGAACCGGACGGGGATCGATCTCGATCCTGATCGTCTCAACGGGCGGATAGCGATCTGTGACCCAGGTCGCCAGGATGCCCATCGAGACGATCCCGAATACGGTGAGGAAGATCCCCCACAGTTTAGCTTGCAAGCCAAGCATAGAGCTTCCTAACACTCTCACCAGCGGATATAACAGCCGTGAACGTCGCGAGCATAGCCACCGCCAGCCATTTGAAAAAGCCGCCGATAGTAGCGGCTTTCTCGTAGGCTCTGAGCATGTTGATGAGCGTCTCGACATCGTCCTCGTCAAGTCTTTCTAGGAAGTCTCTGACGTGGGGACGGACATCACGGTAGCTATGCGCCTCCGGTTCACGACGATCTTCCAACGCTGATACTCCTCGTCGCCCTCACGCGCCCGACGATGGCAACCACGCCGCCGACCACACCGGCCAGCGACATGATAACATCTGTGACGAGGATCTGATCCTGGCTGGTGACGGTCAGACCGGTCGCCAGGGTGATCATGGGAGCGATGATGGCAACGGCGGCACCCCAGAGTGTGCGGGACCGATACCAGGGCTTCGGCTGGAGATCGACGTTCTGCTCGACCTCCTGCTTGGCCACCTCGGCGACCGCGCCTTCCTTCACCTGCTGGGCGATAGGAGGGAGCGGGGCTTGAGGCGGGGTCTGGTGCGCCGTATCGACGGCGCGACTGACGAGACCCGACACCACACCGATGACGAGCCTCGCTACTAGGTCAGGGAACATGCTTACCTCTCCACTTATTCAGACGCTGCTGTATCTCAGGCCAGAAGCGCCACGCTGCGAACCCTAGCAGAATAAGTGATACTACCACCAGAGCCCCGATAACCCAGCCGGGCGCACCAGCCGTCGCGCCCACCACAGCCCCGCCAGCACTCCCAGCACCAGCGCCGCCGGATGTGAGAAGTGCCTTAGCCCGTGCGATCTGGGATCGAGTGGCAGGACCGACGCGACCATCAGTAGCCAGATCAGGATGCGTTGACTGGAAGGAGCGTACCGCTGCCTCTGTTGCACTGTTCCACACTCCGTTGATCTCGCCGTGATAGAACCCGAGCAGCCCGAGATCCTGCTGAAGGGCTCTCACCTCATCCTGCCGCCCGACCGCACTGTTCTTATCGAGGACAACGCTCCGCCCGCGATAGATGCCGAACTCGATCATATCGGCTTCACGAGCACGGCGACTGGTTAGACCCGCAACAGCCTTGCCTCCCGCACGGTTCCACAGCATGAGCTTGTCGCGCCACGGGGCACCGGCCATGAACGCCTTAACCCACGACGCTTTCTTGATCGCGCCAGTGTTGAAGTGGAACGAGACGCCGCCGTCGAATGCGTGCTGCACGACGCCGGGCATCTCCCTCTCGACCGCTGGCTCGTACTCCCTGGCCAGATCGTTTTTCAGCACCTGGACAGCGTACTCCCTGGTCCATGTCGGCCCGTCCATCCGGACCTCTGGTGCGCCAGCGGCATTCGTGTGACCGACGCCCTGTGTAGGGATACCGGCTATATCGCGATAGGGACGCAGCACCACGCCCTCTTCGAGGGTCAGCGCATCTACCCCAGCCTCACTCGTCTTCCTCGACATGCGAGCCTCCTATAGCTCCCGTCTAGACCTGAGAGATGCGGCGTGCCGCAGACGCCGATACCCCTCCAGCCAGTAGGAGCGCCTCGATCTGTGCCTTACGCCAGCCACCGCGCGCTGCAAAGCGCAGGAACTCGCCCGGCGCATTGGCGAGGAGTTGCCGAGCGAACTCGTCCGCGTCGACACCGGCCTCCGCCATGCGGTTCAGGATAAGCTGGGCAGTGATGAGAGGACCGGGGTCGGGATCAGCCTGATGCGAGGCGATCACCTTCTCGACCTTCTTCCTGGTCTTCTCGTTGAGGTTCTCCAGGCCGAAGACCTGACCGTCGCTCGACCACTGGATCGGGATGTCTTCCAGGCCAGCCTTGCGCAGATCGTCGTTGAAGTTCGGGCCGATCTTCTTCGTCATGACCAGATCACTCCGGATTGCGAGAACTGGGTGCGGCGCAGCGTGTGACCGGCGACGCCGCCCTGCCACGCCACGCCGACGCTGTGGTAGCCGTCCGTTGCTGGGTCGATCACGAAGCGGTCGGCCATGTTGTAAAGCTCAGTGCCCGGCGAAGTGTCGCGCATCTGCTGCGCCCAGCCCGTGTCCCCCAAGGTCTGAGGCGTGCCGTCGAGGGACCACCAGATGGTAGCGGTCGACGTGGCGGAGCCGTTATCCGGCGGGTCGACGGATATGGCGTAGCTGAAGTCTGCGACGCCGCCCTTGAAGTGGAACCACTGAAGCTGGGCCGGGCTCGCCATGTTCACGACGCTCGTGGTCGTGATGGAGATGTCAGTGCCGTCAGCCACGAACATCTTCTTCGGGCGCGGGTTGAAGTAGCTGGCCACGAGGCGACGGAACTGATCGTCCACGAACGACGGGCCGGAGGCGATGGTGACACCGCCGACAAGGGTCCACTTGTGATCCGTTGCCAGCACCGGGAGGTACGTGTCCGGATCGATGGCGTAGCTGGAGCCGCCAGTCCAGATGGCCTGCAACGTGTCGATGACACCGTCGCCGTTCTGGTCTGCCGCGAAGACGTAGTATGACGCGCCGACCGTGAGACCGGCTACGTTGCCGATCACCCCGGTGTCCGGGATCCTCTTGATCGTCCCGTCCGCTCCGAGGAACTCGCCGCCGTCCTGTTCCAGGATGATCTGCGCGCCGTTCAGGATGCGAAGGTAGCAGGAGGACAGGCTCGAAGGCACCAGCCCCCAGTTGCCGTCCTCGCGCAGGAAGCGGACGTTGCCGGATCCAGGACCAGGACTGGGCACGAGACCTGAGCGAGCACCCGCGCCAGCACCGACGAACGCGCCGATCATGGTCCGCAGCGTGGGCATGTCGATGTCGGTCGGATCAGCCGGGGCACCCGCCGCGTTGCCCTTCACCGTGGTCGCAGCCATGTCGACGAGATGCGTGTTCTGTACGGAGTTCGGCGCGAGGGATGCCGCACCGGCAGCAGCCCATGCGGTGCCGTTCCAGGTGTAGCGCAGGCCATTGACCGTATCGAAGTACTCCGCCCCGGTGATCAGCGGCGTGCCGTCGTCGTTCTCGGTCGGGGGCGTGTCGCGCGGGCCGAGCCAGAAGTGCTGGAAGTCGGTCCACAGATCGACGGTCTGGTTCTTCAGGTCCGTCACGTCGAGCAGGGTCTGGTCGATCTCCTGCTTCCACAGGATGATCTCCTCGATGCCGGTTGAGGTGACGGACGGCTTGCCGTCTGCGTCGAACTGGAGGAGCTTGTTGGCGCGCACCGCCTTCGACGGAAGGACGACCTGTCCCTCCTGGTCCGTCTCCGGCGCGACGACCGCGCGCTCCAGTCCCTCCATCGCGTCCTGCACCGCCATGACGATGGTGTCGAGAGCGTCCTCCACGGTTTTCGGGGAGTAGTTGCCCTGCGTCCCCATCCGGTAGGGCTGGAGCATCGGGGCCTTGCGCTGGGCGACGAGCAGGTAGCCTGCCGGGAGAGGCGCGGCGGGTGAGATCGGGTAGACGATGGTGCCGCCGGTCGGGTTCTCCAGGTTGTTAACCTGGATGTCCGGCACGCTCACTGCGTAAGTCGAGCCATCCGTGCGGGTGACGGCCAGATAAACGTCCGTGTTCCGGAGCAGCTTGAAGGGATAGGTCCAGGTTCTGTTGAACCCATCCGCAACTTGCGTGACCGAATTGTTGACTTTGTTCTGGACCGTCATTTTGCTGCGCTCCGACCGAAGAGAAGATCTCGTGCGAGATCTATGCCCTGGCGATCATGCTCCTCGTTTGCCTTAATAGCGGCATGCGTGGAGGTTGCAAGCTGCCCGAGCGGGATACCTGTCAAGCCGCCCACGGTGTTGATCGCCGATCTTGCCGCAGCCGCCTTGTCGAACTTCTCACCCGTCAACGCACGCCGCGTGTAGTTGGATGTCTTGTAGACATCCTCGAAGAGGCGCTGGAGCGGAGAAACTGTGGGCGGTCGACCGGAGATCAGGGCAGACGACAGGTCGCGGATGCCGGGAATACCCGCCAGCATCTGGGTCGCCACCTGCTGTCCAGTCCACTTCGCCACAGCGAGACTGTAGTCCTTGTCGGCATCGTCGTCACCCTCGCCCGGCAGACGCCCGGTGAGCAGGGCTCCGACCACGGCTGGCAGGATGATGTAGCCCATCGTCTTCGACATGGCCGACAGGTAGTTCCCGGTGCGAGCCTCGCGTGAGATCTCCCTGGTCTGGTTGAAGACCACGTTGAAGTAGGACATGAACATCGTGAACAGTCCCTGGAAGCCGCGCTCCGTCAGGATCTGCGCCGTGTTCATGGGAGTGGCCGCACCCTGCGACCGGCGCACCACGCGGTCTCCGGCGCGGATCGCTTCGGCCTCCGTCTTCCCGGCGTTCAGCGCGTCGCGATACGCCGCGAGCCACCCAGCCGTGGACACGACCCGGTCCATCAGGGAGATCGGCACGAAGGCGTAGTGCTGGAGAGCCTTCCAACTTTCGTAGGCCGCGTTGCCCTTCGTGACGCTGCGCGCCAGAGCGATCTTCAGATCCGCATCGCGCTCCGTCCAACGCTCCTGGATTTCCGGAGAGTTCTTGATCACGAAGTCGAAGGTCGCCTTGGGGCTCGTCACGATCTGTGACATCGCGTTCACGAGCGATCCCTTCGACACCTCGGGCAAGATCGGCGCGAGACCGGCAAGCTGTGAGAACGCCGTCGTGAGCCGGAACCCGAGGGCTGCCGTCACCATGTTCGAGCGGACCCCGTTGATGATCCGGTCCATCGATCCGCGTGGCCCGAGGAAGGATGCGTTGATCACCCGGTTCAGCATGAAGCGCAGGGCAATGTAGTCCTGGCGACCGTTCGCCCGGTAGATTGCGGCGCGGATGTCGGGATCCCGCAGCACCATGTTCGCCGAGCGCACCGCCTCCCAGTGGGTCACGGTGTGGATCACGTTCTCCAGGTGCTGGGTCAGGACAGACAGGTCCAGCTTGATCGGCTTCGCCCCTGCCTTGTTGCGGACGTGGAGGAAGCCGTCCTGGAGACGCGGCGCATAGTAGGACCCGTTCGCGATGGTGCGGTCGATCTGCTCGTCCGTCATGGCCGGGCTGATCGTCATCGAGAGTTCGGCGTCGTAGGCCAGCGGATAGTAGCCGCCCTTGTAGGTGCCGTAGGGAGTGCGGACCGCCTGGGCGTCCACGCGCTTCACCTCGGTGCCAGCGATCTGCTTCGAGAGCGCGGCGACCCGGGGCCAGAGCGAGTTCGTGATGTCCCAGATCTTCTGGATCCGGTCCCAGTCTTCCTTCGACAGAATGCGCGCCACGTCGTCCAGGATGTCCGGCGTGTTGAAGTGCCCGCCTGCCTGCTTCTCGCCCTCCAGCATCTTCTCTATGTTCGAGGCCGAGCCCATGTTGAGCGCGACCGCATAGAGTTGAGCGCGGCTGAAGGTCTGGCCGACAGAAGGAACGACGAGACGTTCGTTCATGTAGCCGGGCGGCACCTCATGGAAGAGGTCGATCACCTTCTGCGAGACCTGGGCGCGCAGCTTGAACTTCTCGTTCTGCGCATCCTCCAGCACGTTCCAGAAGTACCGGCGCAGCGGCCCGTTCTGGTTTCCGTTCGAGAGCCAGTCGATGATGAACTCCGGACGGGTCATCGCGCCGAGCGCAATCTGCATCAGGTCTCGCGCCCGGCTGCCGAGCGTTGCCTCCTTGAAGCGCGGGTTCTCCTCGCGACCAAGCTGCGGTGCCTGGGCGATCTCCGCCAGGATCTCCGGCTTCACGACCGTGTCGAACTCGATGCGCCGACCGGCGATCTCCAGCTTGCGCGCCTTGCGACCGACGTGGTCCAGGGACTGCACGGCGGTCAGCGTGTCAGCCAACTCCTGCGCGGTGATCGAGCGCGGGTCTCCGGCGATGCCAGCCAGAACACTGTCCGGGATGTCGACGGCATCGAGCGTGTCGCCAAGTTCCCCGAGGAAGTCCGTCATGGTCTGGAGCGCCTCGGTCTCCTGGGTCGACAGCGTGGACAAGCCCAGCTTGGCGAAGAGTTGGCGGATCTGCTGCCGGTACTTGCCGTCGACCGTGGGCGTGCCCTTCTGCCGATTGTACTTCGCGGCCAGCTTCTGGAGCTTCTCCTCGTTCTGCCTGACGAGCGCCGCCTCGACGCCCATCCAGTGCGCCGCGAGTTGCCGCCGCTTGTACTCCGCAGCCGCCCGCAGATCGCCCTTGCGGATCATCTGCTCCGCCGCCCTGGCGTTGCGCCTCTCCGCGTTCTCGTAGAAGCCGACGCGCCGGGCATCAGCCACCGTCATCTCGGCGATGGCGCGACGCGCTTGATTGCGGAGGATGCGGCTGGGGACCGGCGACCGGATCCCGGCCTTGCGCGAGAGAGCCCGCGCCTCGGTCTCCAGGAGTTCGCCCTTCTGGTCGTTCATCAGCGCCTCGGAGACGAACTCCGCGCGCCGGGCACCGTCGTTCTCCGCGTCCGGGAACTGCTGGGCCAGACCGGTGAGGGTGCGCTGCCTGATCTCGCCCTCGATCTCCGGGGCGTTCACGATCTCCTGCACCAACTGGTCTAGACTGGAGTAGCCAAACGCCTCTGCGAGAAGTTCGCCGTCCATCAGGTCGCGACCATCCGTCAGCAATTTGCCGTGCCTCTCCATCGCGTCCACGACATCCTTGCCGTAGCGGTCAAGGATCTGCTTGCGGTCGAAGCGGGCGCGGGTCTCAGGGCGCTCGATGTCCTCCCACGTCGTGCCGGTCGCGAGCCAGCGGATGATGTTCTGCACCTTGTCGGCCCGAAGCTCTCGCCGTGCCGCATCGGCAATGGGCTTGGCCCGCTCGCGATATTCCTTCGACCGCTGACGGCGGAGGTCGTCGAACATGCGACGCTCCATCGCCTGCTTCGCAGCGTCGACCGCAGCCTGGGCCTGCGTGATGTACTTCTGGAACGTCTCCTCATCGACGCCCATCTCCTCGGCGCTCGTGAAGAGTTGCGCGTTCTCCGGCGCGTCGCGCGCCGCCTCGATCTCGCGGTCGGTCGCGAGCATCCGGTCCATCACCTCCTTGATCTCCGGCGTCACCTTGATGTTCAGCGCGGCGGTGATGTTGCGGTAGACGACGCGCATCCACGCCATGAACCGGTTGAAGGCAGGCTCCAGTCGCCCGGTCGGGGCCTTGCCCTCGGCGATGTACGCCTCGAACGTGCGCGCCCACTTCTCCTCTGCGGCGCGGGTCAGCCGGTCTCCCTTGATGCCGGTGTATTCCTTGATCGTCTCCCAGTCTGCCTTGATGTCAGCCGGGGCGTTCTCCTGGATCGCGAGTTCGCGGAAGGCGCGCAGATACAGGTGCGCCGCCTCATGCTGGAAGGACGATAGGTTCGCCTTGCGGAAGAGCCTGATGATCGGCTGCTGATCCTCACGGAACTCGATGCTCGCATTCGCTTCCTGGTTCCGGACCGCGATCTGGCGACCGGCTGCGTCCGGGTTCGGATCCGAGGCAAGGAGTTCCTGCGGGACGATGGTTGCCTTCTGCTGGGCGAAGGGCCGGTCGCGCTGGCTGATGTAGTCGGGATCGCCGGGGCGCGGGATCGACCCATCCGGACGGCGCAGATGAGGACCGAAGTTCACCCATGCGTTCTGCGCGAGCGTCTCGGCAGCGAGTGCCGGGACCGCCTCGTCACTGAACATGCGGGCGTGCTCCTGGAAGGCGTTGTATTCGCCGACAGGACCAAACTGGAAGCCATTCTGAGTGTGGCCGAAGTAGTCGTGGATGATCCGGAACACGTCGTTCAGGAGCAGCGGCCTGCCCTTGTTGTCCATGTACTGGGTCGGCTGGAGCATCGGGTGCCCGTCCGGCATCCCGGTCTCACCGAAGCCGTTCTCGGTCCGGAAGAACCAGAGGTGTTTATTCTCCTCCACGTCGCGCATCATCTCGGTCGAGTTGGCGTAGGGTTCGCCCTCGCCGTCATACGCTTCGACCACCACGCCCGACTGATCGAGCATGTACTGGTACTGCGCCAAGCTCTCCTTCCCGAGCGCGGCATAGGACGCGGCCACCGCCGGATCGTCCGGCTGATGGTCGGCGCTCTCCAGCCAATCGGCGACGCGGCGCAGATAGCTCTGGTCCGGGTTCGCCTTTCCGCGCAGCGGAGGCTTCGCTATTCCGGCTTGTTCTTTGTAGCCGTCCGCGATCTGCTGCGTGAAGTTGGCGGGGCCTCTTTGGAAGAGTTCGTTGGTTTCGACCCCAAGATCTTCAGAAGGGTTTCCGGCTTGACCTTCTGGAGTTTCTTCCAGATCGGGTCGCGCGGGTCCACCACTGTAGTCTTCGACGATTTTCGCTGCGGCTTCTTCATAGCTGACATCTCCCGATGGCCGCACGCCTAGTTCTGCGTAGAGCCTCTTCTCGTAGTACCAGAGCACCGCCTGGATGTCGGCGATGGTCATGTCGATGCCCTGCTCGCGAAGCTGCTCCTGGGCGATCTGGGCCGTGCGGACCTGGAACTTGCGGTCGGTCGCGTTGAACGGCGCGTCTTCAAGCTCCAGGTAGATCTGCTTCCAGAGCGTGTTCGCGGCCTTCTCCTGCTCCGTCCCGTTCTTGAAGTCCTTCGCCTCGTAGCTGTTGCGTAGCCGGATGATGTCCGGGACGATGGCGTCATCGGTCGCGTCAGCCGGGAAGCCGAGCAACTCCTTCATGCGCGCCATGCCCTTCGGCGATACCTCGGGCACAAGCTGTCCGCGATACCGGTTGAACGTCCGGTTCCACCAACGGTCCATCGTCAGGTAGCCGGTGTCGCCCATCAGGTTCGCGTAGAAGGCACCCAGCTTCGGGCCGAGGAAGACCGCCGAGAAAGGAAGCTCCATGTCGACCGTGTACTTGGTGTCGAGTTCGAGCCCCTCGGCAGCGGCACGCTGCTTCAGGTTCTTGACCGTGTCGCGTTGGAGCAGGAACTCGTGCATGCCGTCCGCGCCGAACTGGTCGATCAGCGTGTTGATGCGGGCGAGGTTCTTCGCGAAGTTGCGCGAGCCTGCGACTTCTGTCGGCATGCGGCCCGTGTTGCGGTACTCCTGGTAGGCAGCGGCTGCGAAGCGCGCATTGGCGAACACCTTCTGCCCGTCGCTGAAGACGGCGAAGAGGATCGTGAACATATCGCGCGCCGACTTGTCGGTCAGAAGCTCCGGCCAGATCGAGCCGAACTTGTCGATGGCGCGCTGCCACTTCTCTGTGTACCAGCCGACAGCAGAGTTGGGATCATCGCGGTTCACCTCGCTCGCGACTTCCTCGGCCATGTAGCCAGCGATCTGCTGCGCCGCCGCTTCGCTGCGGTCGTTGCGCGGGATCTCCTCGTGCCGGGCGCGCGACCACCGCTCGATGGCCTCGGCCAGATTGCGCGTGGTGACGTTGCCCTGCTCGTTGTTCTCCAGCCCGAACTCGCGCTTCAGCAGGCCCGTGTCCTGCCGCAATTCCGTCGCAGCCTGGGCCAGGATATTCGGATTACTACGGTCGAATGTGCCCCGATTTCCCGTTGCACTTTTCAGTTGGCTGGGATCGAATACGGCAAGATTTTTCTCACCACCTTCGGACACGAAGAGAGCGTCATGACCAAGCTCACGGAGCGCACGCAGCGTTTCCCTATTCTCGATAGCTTTCCACTCACCGTTCAGCAGGCGCTGGCGAATTGCATCCTTAGATCGCGCGGGCCGCTGCGGGGCGTCAGCGTTGAAGGTGTTAAGGTCTACTGCCTCTACGACCCGGTCGACCTGAGCGTCGTTCTCGAAATCGAAGGGGTTTTCGGCACGTACATACAGTGGGTAGATGCGAGCGCCCTTCTCGTTTGGGCGATCCGCACTTGCGAAGTCCTCTGCTCTGCCAGCATCTGGACTGACAAAGATCAGCCCCCGGTCGTTGGGCCGGAACTCGCTGAAATTCTGACGGTCGCTCGTGAGGCCACGCCCAGCAGTGCCGTGATACCACACCTGTCCCTGCCAGGGCGTCTGGCCCAGGAATGCGTTCAGCGCCTCTGAGTTCTGGGTGATCTCGTCCTGGGTCCGGCGGCGTTCGTCGAGGACCCTCAGGATCTCAGGCCCGCGCTGCGCGAACCAAGCGTCCGCATCGAGGCCAGCCCGCCTTGCCATGACGGTGAAGAACGATGCCATCGTCTGGGCGTTCGCGGTCGCAACCTCTTCGCTCTGACCAGTTCGGACAAGCTGTTCGACAGTCTGGTCGACGATGCGCTGGTAGGCAGGAAGCTCCTGCGCTTCAGGCCCACCAGCCTTCTGCATATCCGCTTCAGCCTGGAGCGCCGCGTCAGCCTCGCCGATAACCTGAGCTTCCCGGATCGAGAAGTCGCCATCCTCGAAGCGTGTATGATCATAGATGCTGTCGGCGATCTCTGGACGACGCAGGAGGTGGTTATGCCACTCTGCGAAGTCCAACTCCACATCCGTGCCTTGTTCGCGAGCGGCGTCAATCCGAGCAACGAGACCTGGAAGGGTCTCTTCAAGACTAGCTGGCGTTGCAATGCCAGACTGAAGAAGCTCATCGAACGCTTCCGGAGAGACGGCAACGCGCGGGGTTCCCGACTGTACTGCCATCTCCTGGACAACACGATCTGCCGCCTGGGGATTGACGTTCGGGAGTTCCATCTTCTGGGCATTGCCGATGACATTCTCGCGCTCCTTGTCCAGGTCTGCCGCGCGACGAACGGAAGCTCTCTCCGCCAGACGCCGGACGCCATGCGCGCCTGCGCCAGTGGCCACCTGGATCGGGGCCACAGACATGACGGTCTGGAGGAAGGTCTCGCCGTACTGCGCAGCCCGCTCGCCTGGGCTGTTGTAGAAGAACTCGCCGCCCTGCGCCTTCTTCGCTACATCGGTGAAGAAGTCCTGGACCACGTCCTGCATGGCCTCGGTGACGCCCTCTTCGATGTTGCCGATGATGAACTCCCGAACCGCCGGTTGACGGATCAGGCTCGTCATCACCTTCGCCTTCATCTGGGTCGTGACCGGCTTACCGAACGCAGCCCAGAGCCCGGCGGCGTCGAGCGCCGAATTGATCACCCCGATGGAGTTACCGACCCAGTTGATGATGCGCGGATCGATGGGCTTGCCGTCGAGATCCTTGACCTGTCGGAGATCGTGGATCGCGAGGCCGCGCATGAGTTCGAAGTTCGTGACGAGACCGCCCGTAGCAGCGCCGACACGAAGACCGAATGACGCGCCGGGGACGATACCGGCAGGACCGGCCAGGGCACCAGCCGCGCCGCCGATGAGAGCGCCAGCCGCGCCACCGACGCCAGCCATCTTGGCCTGCTGGAGAAGCTGCGGCACCATCTCGGATGCGCCGCCGAACATCTGCTCCAGGAAGCCAGGATCGTTCACCGGATCCCCGGCATCGCCCATGACCTTGGACGCCTCGTCCAGTTGCTTCTGCTCGTCAGGCGTCAGCGCCTCTCCCCGGAACTCCTTGTCCGTGAGCAGGCCGACCGTCGTCATAGCGTCGCCGATCTGGTAGCGCCTGGAGACGATGCGACCGAACCGCTCGATGCCGGTCAGATTGGCCACCTCGTCCCGGGCCAGCACCGCAGCGCCGGGAACCTGGACCAGGGCCTGCCGGGTGATCGGGTTCTTGTTGAGGATGTCTTCGATCTGCTGCCGCTCTTCCAGTTTGCGGAAGCCGTTCGGATCCTTGATCACGTCCTGGAGATCCAGGCCCTGACGCTGGGCGATGCCAGCCGCCTCCTGGTACAGGCGTGGGTCCACCTCCTGGGCGGTCTGGAGACCGGAGATCAGATTGGCGTCGCGCTCCTGCGCCAATTCCTTCCCGGCCTCTTCGAGACCAGGGAGGGCGGTGACGTTGGAGGGAGCCGGGGCGGGCTCCAGGGAAGTCGTCTTGCCGAGATCCGGGAGATCCTTCGCAGCCTCGAAGAGACTTTCCTGGAGAGGGTTAGCTGCCATTGCCGAGCGTCCTGACGAATTGCTTGCGGAGCCAGTTGGAATACAAGGCGCGGATATTCGCGTCGTTCCGTGGCAAACGCAACCCGTTCAGGGTCTTCTCGATCTGCTCGCGCATGAACGTGTCCGGATACGGCGCGATCCCGCGCTCCAGGGAGACGATGTCGCCAGCGTACTTCACCACCTCGTCCGACTTTGGCGGGCGGCGGAAGGTGACGGCGAAGTCGTTCATCACGTTCTGCGCACGCTCCGGCCTGATGTCGTCGATGCTCTTGATCTCGACGGCGGTGTCCTTCAGGTCGAGCGCGTTCTGCGACCGGAACCGGTTCTCCTCCGGCTTGGCAAGCTGGAACACGTACCGCTCGTTGCTGCCGTAGACGGAGCCCGGCACCTGGACCTTCTGGGTCTGCTCGTTGAGCGCGTCCTGGATCTCCTTGTCCGTCATGCGCTCTCCGGTCCGTTCCTTGTAGGCGATCATCTTCTCGAAGAGCGCCTCGCGCAGGAGGGCCGCGTCCTCGTCCTTGATGCCCAGCGCCTTGGCCCGGGTGTCGACGAGAGTGATGACGCCGTCACCGACCGCAGGCTTCTGCCGCCCCTCGGCCAGCTTCTTGATCACGTCGCCCTGCCAGCCGGAGAGCTTCGAGAAGTTCTCGCGACCGACGAGGCTCGCGTAGCTCTCCAGGTCCACGTTGGCGAAGGTCTTCGGATCCTGCGCCGCCATGCGCTCGAACCGGTACATGATGATGCCCGGGTTCTGCGCTCCGCCGTAGTCGAACTTGCCCTGCTTCACATCCTGGTAGGTCGTCGCCAGGGTGCGCGCGAAGTCCGGGTCATTCTGGTTGATGTACTCCTGGAGGACAGCCGGAAGCTGATCCGGACGGTTGCCCTGGAGCACCTGCCGCATCGCCTCGTTCTTGACGTTCTTCAGTTGCTGCTCGCGCTGCTGGCGGTGCTTCACGCCATAGGTGCGGATGTCCTGCCTCACGGCTTCCTTGTCGGCAGGAGACAGCCCAGGAAGACCGTCCACGGCAGCGAGAGCCTTCTGCTCATCGAAGTCGTCATGCGGAATGATGCCCGGCGCACCGGCAGGCCCGCCTTCCCGTCTAGACAGGAGCGGAGATTTGGTCGCTGGGTCGGTTTCGAGCCCGGCCAGTATCTGGCGTCGCACCTCATCCTGAACGCGCTGCTGGGGGCTCTGCTCCTGATCAGGCTGCTTGACGACCAGGGTGCCTCCGGTCTGGGCCTGCTGGCCAGCCGCCCACTGCATGACCGGGTCGAGCGGGCTGCTGCCGTCTGAAGGGCCGACAGAAGTAGGAGCGATGTAGTCGTTCGCGCCGACCACCGGCTCTTCGATGGCGGGCGTGGGCAGGACCGTGTCCGGCTGCCTGAGAGCGGACGCTGAAGAGGGCGGGTCGACCCAGTCGCGCCCACCGTTCGGGTTCGTCCAATCCCGGCGCTCCTTCCCGCCGACCGAGGTCGCCCACTCCGCCGTGACAGGCTTGGCCCAGCCAGGCACCGCTCCGCCATAGCGCGGCTTGCCGGTGTCCAGGTGGATGTGCGTGCCGCTCTCGCCGTAGAACCACGCGCCCGTGAACCCTGCCTCGTTCGCCATGCGCAGGAAGTTCGCCTTCTGCTCGTCGTTCAGCTTCGAGATGTCGAAGTCGAAGGCTTTGCCGGTCAGGTGGTTCGACCGCTTGGCTGCGTTCGCCAGGGAGGCGTTGCGCTCAGGCGTGCGGTGCGCGCTGTTGATGCCGACCTTGATGCCGGTCTCCTGGTAGAACATGAGGCCCAGGTTGTCAGCGATGCTGGCCGAGCGCGCATCGACGAACTCGCCGCCGTGCGGGAACATCTCGTTCTTGTCGTAGAAGATGCCGGTCCATTCGGTCTGCGGGATGCGCCCTTCCTTCGGCAGGTTGATGCCAGCGAAGCGGCCACGCGGCTCGTTCACCCGATTGTAGTCGGCACCGATGATCCGGTTGTAGTTCTCCAGCACCGCCGCCTTGTAGCCACGGGTCTCATTCGGCAGGACGCTGTCGTCCTTCCCGGCGCGCAGCCACTTATCAGCGACTGCCGGTCCAGCGTTGTAGGCCACCGACGCCGTCGCGAGATCGCCGCCGTACTTGGTCAGCATCTTCGTCAGGTAGTGGGTGCCGTGGTAGAGATTGATCGCCGGGAACTCGCGATAGAAGGCGCGGATCTCAGCATCGCTCTTGCCGCGCAGCATGGTGCCGTCGCCGAGTTCGTCAGAGATTTCGCGCGCCGTGGCGGGCATGATCTGCATGAGGCCGAGAGCACCAGCCGGAGAGACGGCGTTGATGCGGCGCTCAAGGCGACCGAGGAAGCCGGTCTCGCGCTGGCCGACTGCCTCCGCCGCAGCGCCCACGTTCACGCCACCAGCCTGCGCCCTGGCGAAGAACGGCAGGATCCCCTTGATCTCGTTGTCGCCAGGGGGCGTGTACTTGCCAGGGTCGCCCTTCGGCACCGGGTTCCCCTCGACCGTGTCGGTCGGAGTGACGGCGAACGCTTCAGCCGCCGGGGCCGCGCCAGAGCCCTGGTTCGTCGCGATCTTCAGCGCGCGGTCGCGCCGCTGCGCCGTGGTGAAGGGCTCCAGGGTCTTCTGCACGTTCACCCACTGCGGGCCGGTGAACCACTTCTTGTTCTCCTCCTTGTTCGCCCAGACCTGTGCAGCCTCGGGGTCGCCAGCGGACGCCATCATCTGCACGCGGGTCAGGTAGAGTTGCCCGATGTACTCCTTCTCCGTGTTGGCGATCACCTCGTCCGGCTCACCGTGATGGTTCGAGCGGATGATCGACCGGACCAGATCGCGCCGCTCAGAGAACTTCTTCTCATCAGCCCAGAGCGTCTCGTCCTTCATCGCGTCGTTCGCGAAGCTGTCGAGCGCGCCCTTGTCCAGCGCGACCGTGTACTCCTGGCGCTTCTGGTTCTCTCGGATCGCCATGCGGTCGCCCCACTGGGACCGCTTCTGCATGAACATCCGCTGCGTGGCCTGATACGCCTTCGGATCGGTGATGCCCTGGAGCGCACGCTTCTCCTCGCGGTCGAGCACCGCATTCATCTCGGAGCGTAGGTTCAGCGCCTCGGTGCCGCTCCGGTTCCACAGGCCGCGATAGGTCACGTTGCCCATCGGATCCTGCTTGTCCGAGTAGACCGCGTCGTTGATCGCCGTGTCTGCATCGAGCGACCGCTGTTGGATCCTGAGCGCCTCGTCCCTGTCGGCCTGAGCCTTCCTCAGGGCCTGCTCGTGCATCGCCGTGCGCGTGAACTGGTTGCCGATCTGCCCGAGTTCCTGGCCGAAGCCGACAAGGGCACGACCCTCCATCGCGCCGAGATCGTCCGGGGACGCCTGCGTGGTCAGATACGTGTTCGCCGGGCGGGAGGTTTCGGCCTCGCGCTTGGCGGTAGGAATGGCGACGCCACGGCTCATGTCAGCTTCCCGATGGTGTTGTAGTTGTACCACTTATCCGCGACGGTCCCGAGCCCTCCGGCGATGGACCCCGCCGCAGCGATCATCCCGGCACTCCTGGCGGAGCGCGCCTTCATCTCGTTCAGACCAGCCTCGGCATTGAAGTTCATGACCTGGGTCTCGTGGCCCAGCGCCTCGCGCTCGAAGTTGCCCCTGATCGTTCGGGCGTCCCACTCCCCGATCTGCGCCGTGTCTCCCAGCACGTCGAGCGGAGAGCCGGATGTCACGTCCAGATTGTTCGCAGAGATGACCGCGATCTGCCGACCCTTCAGCGCAGCCGTCTTCATGTGCTGCTCGTTGACAGCCTCGATGCCGCGCTTCCGTGCGTCTGCCGCAAGGTTCTGCGCGACGATTGCGTTGCGACGGTTGACCTCGGCGTTGTACTCCGCCGCTGCCGCCGTGGCGTTTGCCGCTTGCATCTGTCCCGCCGCGCCGATCACCGTAGAGGCGATGGTGGCGATGATGCCGATTGCCATCATGCACATCGTCAGCACTCCATGTGGAACCTGCGAAACATACGGCTGAAAAGACCGTGCGGTTCCGGCTCCTCTATCGTGAAACCCAGCCACGTAAGCCAGCGAATGGCAAGCTCGTTATCGGCGTGGACCCAGTTCTCTAGTCGGCTGAAGTCTCTGCTGATCCCTGAGAGTTCTCCTGGGCACTCTCTGAGGAACCTGACCCAGTGTCGCTCGATAGCAGGCGTTCCGAAGAGCCACGGCGTTCCGATGTCAGGTGCCAGAATAGGGTCAGAAAGAGATACGCCGAAAGCAACGATAGGGACGCCATTGGCCTTGCCGACCCTGCTAACAGGAGAAGAGACAACAGTGTAATGCGCCGCGACGGGGACATCCCATCCGACCAAGGCTTTGATTTCTTGACGATCCGCTGAACGAGCGTTGTCCGCGACGAACTGTACTTCTTCGGCGGTCGCATCACTTACCTCATACCTAGTCCTTGGCATACATAATCTCCGGAACAAGAGCCAAGATGGTGCAAGGTAGGGGGTAGCGTTGCCGGACGCAAATGCGCCCATTGTCATCCCACCCGTCCGGCGGAGGCAGGGAGATCTTCGTGTTCTTCAGGAATGGCGGCATTCCCATCTGCTCGAACTCGCGCGGCAGCATCTCCTGGAGCGTGTTCCAGTCGTGGCCGAGTTCGATGCCCTGCGTCGCATCGACCATGACCGCAGACTTGATCACGTTCTTGATCGCCGGAAGGACGTTGGCGTCGCCCATCGTCAACTCCAGGCTCTCGAACCGCGCCTCATAGCCAAGGCCGAGGATCACGTCCGACGCGCTGTCCTGGAGCACGATGGTGCCGTTCGTCACGACGAGTTCATTCCCCATGCCCACCACGCCGCCGTCAGCAACGCCGACAACACTAGCACCCTCCAGATGGTCCAAGCCTGTGATGGTGTTAACTTTGCGCCGCACATAGAACCGGCCTCCCTGGCTATCGATTGGCAGAGCCTGACGCAGGTACTCGCGACGAAAGTCCTTGATGCGGAATGTGTTCTGCGTGACATCCGAGATCCAGAACGTGCCGTCGAGCGTGTAGCCGGTGAGGGCTGAGAGGTCGGTGCGGATCAGCACGTCCTCGTCCTCGACCAGCCCGTGGTTCGGAGCGGTGATGACGATCTTGCTCTCGCTGTCCCTGGTGATCGCCGAGATTTGGATGTCCGGCGAGGTGTAGCGCAGGCCGCAGTCCACGAACCATCCCTGCCTGGAGCCGATGCGGTCCGTCAGCTTCTCGATGGTGCGGATCACGCGCCCGTTGATGTTGCGGCGCATGGAGAAGTAGACAGCGTCGTAGCCGGTGTCGGGGACGCATGCCACGCTCTCGACTTTCGCGCCAGGGAACTTCATGCGCGCCCAGCCCCACACCTCGTGCTCGCGCATGTAGGTGAGGGTCAGCACGGTGCCGTCGTCGAGCGCCATCCAGATGATGCTGTCGGGCACCTGAGCGTAGGCCCAGTCGATGATCTTCCGGCCCTTGGTCAGGTGCTTCGCCAGGATCGACAGGTCGTCGCCCGTGTACTTGTCCACGTCGAAGCGATAGCCGATGTCGCGGATCGTCTGGCCCTTCGCCTGGACGAAGAGCACCTGGGATCCGATGATGATCGGGTCGGGCTTCGCTGCCGCGCCGTAGTAGCTCTGCGGCTTCGCCGAGATCGATGACGTGGTGATGATCCCGTCCTTCGGTCCGAATAGTTTCCACTCTGCCGATTTGGTGAAGACCAGCATCTCGTCGAGCGGCACAAGGTGCAGGATCTTCTGGATCTGGCGCGCCGCGAGCGTCACCTCGATGGCGTCGCTGTCACGCAGCGGGATCGACTTCGTCATGTTGTTGAAGCTGGCCGACTGCGTCGCGTAGAGCGTCTGCGGGAACTTCGGCGTCGATCCGAACCAGCGCCGCCCCTGGTGGTAGGTGACGACGGACGGCCAGTTGCCGCCGCTGAACGGATTGTCCGTAGTGGGCGGGCTCTCCTGGAGGTTCGCCTTGATGTTGTCGTCCTTGAACGACGTGTTCCTCGTCGAGCCGATCAGGCCGTAGAGCCCATTCTCCGCCTTGTAGACGTTGTACCTGTCGGCCCCTGCGACCGCTGGCCAGTCGATGGTGTTGTAGTTCTGGGCGTAGCCAAGCTGGTTCGCGACGAATGCGCCAGGACCCGGCAGGCTCTCTTCTCCGGTCTCCTTCGAGATCGCCGTGACGCGATAGGCGTAGTTCCTCGGGACGTAGCCGTTCGATTGCCCGGCAGCCGGAGGAGTGTTGAAGCCGATGGTGGCCGTCACCGTGATCGATGTCGGCGCTGTCATGGCCGGGCTGAAGTTCTGGTAGATCAGCCGCCAGTCGTTGTGAGCGTACCGCTGGATCTCGTAGATCCCGTTCGCGTTCGGATGCACCACGGTCAGCACGTCGTTCGACTGAGCGAAGCTCGCCTCGCGGATCTGCGCGACCGACCAGGGCGTCGAGAGGACATACGGCTGCCCGTTCGGTGCGATGACCGGCAGCCCGTTGCGCCAGGGCCGCATGTAGCCGTCGCCCCACTCCAGGATGTAGGCGTCGTCGCTCGCGGCCACGAACTCAGTCAGGTAGATCAGGATGTCCTGGCGCGTCGTCAGGCCGATGTACTGCGTGCCGGATCTGTTCGAGATCCCGCCGTGCGGATGGATGATGAAATTCTCCAGCAGCTTCGCGCCGGTCTTGTACTTCGTCAGATCGACGCGCGCATACAGGGAGGGCGAAAGCTCGCCGCCAGCGAGAGAGGGCTGTAGGCCGACAGGCATTACCGGTTCCTAATCCAGGGTGCGTCTTCTTCGGTCATGTCCCGCTCAGGCTCCGGGATCCCTTCGTTCAGGTTCGAGGAGGCCGCAGGCAGGATCAACGTCTGATACATCTGGAACGCCCACTTCTGACGGTCGATCTCGCCGGTCAGAGCGACGGCCATCTTCGAAGCCAGATACCATTCGAGCGCCGCAGCGAACGATGGCGAGAACATGAGCGGATTGTCGATGAAGCGGGTGAACGTGACGACCGGCCAGTCCTTCGTGGTGTAGACCACCTGCACGCCAGTCGCGTCGTCGACACCCACCTCGAACCACGGATGCGGCTCAGTCTCGAAGTCCTTCGCGATCCCTCTGATCTTGATCGCATCAGCCGGGTAGAGCCACGCATAGGCCCATCCCGCAGGCAGAGACACGTCCGGAGAGGCCACGAGTTTCCGGCGCGTCCTGGCGAAGCTCCAGTCCACGTCGTTGTCGAGAAGCTCCTGAACGGCTGCCGAGTAGTGGATCCCGGCGACCTGGGCCTCTCGTGAATTGTCGTTGAAGTTCGCGATCTGCCGAGCCTTCAGGTGGCTCAAGGCTTTGTTCACGATGTCGATGTCGCTACTGCGCTGCACGGGATCCTCCTAAGGAAAGGGGGCACGACCCGGAGATCGTACCCCCTCTTCATGCCCCTTGCACTAGGGCACGATCACCTACCCACGACGGGAGAAGGAGATCTCCGGCTGGCGGTCGCGAGCCTTGGACGGGAACACCGTCTCGTCCTCGCCTTCCACCACCATGTTCTTGGACCGAGGGCCGTGATAGTCTTCGAGCACGGCACCGGCTTCGAACATCTCGTCGTTCAGGTAGTGGGGAGCGGTCAGCATGACCGTTTCCCCCTTCAGGATTTCCGGCTTGGACCGGGCCGGACGGGCGATGACTGCGCCACGGGCATCCATGCCGATGACATCGTCTTCATCCACAAAACCGGCGACGGACGGCAGACGGCGCGGAGCATTCTCCACATCGCCGCTATCCACGCGAACCACAGCCTCGGAGAACTTGCCAGTGGCCCGGGTGTCGGTCGGGTCGATCTGGTAGTTACCGGGGTTGCCACCCGTACCGAGCGGGTCGAGGTTTGTCTCGCCCGGGACGTGGTCCGGTCCACCGAATGAGCGGAGGTGCCCAGGAAGGCGGGTTTCCGAAGGCACCTTCACAGAAGGGTCCTGCGGAGGAGCCTTGTCGCTCTCCTTCTGGGCGTCCGGGTTTGCCGAGGCAGTGACGCCAGCAGCCGCGAGACGCGGATCCGGCTTCTTGTCCTCGGCCTTCTTCGACTTGTCGGCCATTGATCAAGGCCCTCCGTTACACGTTGCGCTGACGCGCAGCGGTGCCACGCGCGGTGAGCTTACCGGCGGTGAACGGACCCGTCGCCACGACGTAGTTGATGTCGCAGTAGCGAGCCATTGCTCCTCCGAGATCCGGCTTCCACGCGAAGTCAGCACCGGCTGCAAGGTCGGCGATGGCCAGGGTAGGACCGGACTGAACGACCACCGCTCCGCTCATGTCGCTGTTTGCGGACGTGCGAAGCTGCGGCGTCAGAGTGGCAGCACCAGCGGCAGCGAAGGTCTGATCGACCGTGAAGACGATGTCGACATCGCGTTCGCCGTAGCTGCCCTTGCCCCAGGAGCCACGGGCTCCCAGGTCGATTACGTTCGTCGACTGCGCAGTCGCGGTGATCGCCTGCGAGTTCGAGAACTCTAGCTGCTTGTCTTGGATCATTCGAACTTCCTCGAACTGAGAGGGAACGGGTGGTTAGACCACCCGAGCCTCGTTGTTGACGATCTGATCGACCTGCCGCACCGGGATCCCGTTGAACCGGACGACCACGCGACCGGCGACGTTCTCCTCGGTGAGGTTGTTGGCGATCTTCTCCAGCACGCCGAACCGGAGCGCAGCGCGGACCGTGCGGTTCACGTACCAAGCGGCACGTCCACCGTTGAGGTTTTGCACCTTCTCCTCGGCCTGGACCATGTAGTTGATCAGGGCCTTCTGGTTCGTGGTGTTGGAGAGGTCGGACACGTCGATATTGGCGACGCGCACGATGTACCGCCAATCGCGGACGGTGAGGCCCAGATCCCACATCCAATGGTCACGGTAGCCCTGGTAGAGGTTGCCGTTCGGATCGGTGAGGGTCTGCTCTCCCAGATCCTGCTGCTGGAGACCAGCAGGTGAGGTGTCCGGGTAGATCCCGTGGACGGTCTGGTCGCCCCAGACGACGAGCCACATGGAGGTGTTGTCGACACCAAGGCCACCAGCATCGATGATGTTGGCACCGGAAGCTGCCGACAAGGAACTGAACCGAGGCGCAAGGCCAAGGAACCGCTCCGGGTTCACACGGGTGTTCCCGTAGAACGTGGTTGCCGCCATCGTCTGGTTCATGCTCTCCACGAAGGGACGAGCCTCAGAGAGGCGGAAGGCTGCCGGATCACCGGACAGTTGAACGAGCCGCGCGTCGACCTCGCTGTAAGCTTCCAGCATGCCCACAGTGTCGGTCACGGAAGCCGTGGTCGATTTGCTGCGAGGAATACCGTAGTTCAGGAGACGCCATGCGGCAGTGGGAAGGCCGGTGCGTACCGTAGTGCGATGAACGATGCCGGAGTTACAGGGCACAATGGCCATGTCCTCCAGGATCTCGTTCGTCTGGTTCAGCATCTCGATGATGCCGCGCTGGACCCTGCCGTCCTCGCCGAGGCGGTTCGCAAGGTCAGCATACGTGAGCACCGTATTGCCGACGACTGCCATCTATCTTCACTCCATCAACTGGCGGGACGGCTCCCGCCTATTTGCGCGACATCGACGGGTAGAAGTCGCCCGCTGTCACTTCACCTTGACCTGGGTTTCCGTTGCCGCCACCCGGCTGCACCGATCCCTCGGCCATGTTACGGCCCATCCGATAGATGAACCGTAGCATTGCTGGATGGTTTCCAACACCATAATCGTTGAAAACCTTCTTAAGTTCATCGTCCCCATAGTCCTGAACCATCCGGCGCACAACTGCAACGTTTTGGTTGAAGTTGGGACCGCCGATGGTTTTGTCCTCCTTGGCAGCGTCGCGCCATCCCTGGATCGTATCGGCCCACGCACGCGCCTGCTCGCCCTGGATCTCGGCGTAGGTGTCGGCCATCTTCTGCGCCTGGGCGGGGGAGAGCCGAAGCTCCTTGGCCACGCCCTGGAATTTGGTGTTCAGAGCCTCGTCGACCACGAAGCCGTCCGGGGCCTTGATCTCGTACTTCTCCGGCAGCGGCTTGCCTTCGATGTCGCGCGGGAGATCGTCCTTCCCCGTAGCGAGGCTGTCGTCGTCAGCGGCCCCGCCCTTCGTCGTGTCGTCGCCCTGGCCACCGGTCTGCGTGTCGTCACCCGCGCCGCCGGGAGGGGTATCATTCTCCGTAGGGTTCGTAGTCTTCGACGGGTTCGGGTTCGGGTTCGGTTCGGACCCTGAGCCCTCGCCGCCCGCTAGGTTCCCCGCCGGTTCCGGAGAGCTTGAACCTCCGCTCCCTTCTCCTTCGGGCGACCGGATCCTCGTCGTCGTCAGTAGCTGCCACTTGAACACGCGCCATCTCCTCTTTCGTCCGAGCCAGGAACCCCGGCTCCACTTCTTCAATCTCGGCAAGCATCTGCATACCTACCGCTCGCTTGCCCTCATTCCAAGCCGTCTTGTCGAACGACCCTTCCACGTAGCTGCCGCTGAAAACACCAGCCATATCTAGCCACCGCCAGAACACCTGTCTAGACGGGAAGTCTGCAAGGGCTGTACGCAGGATCTCTGCGTCGTCAGGTGATAGCGGCAACGGCAGTCTCCCATGCGGCCACAGCGCCATTTAACGCGGACCATTCCGCATCGGTCAGGATCTTGTCGAAGAAGAACATGCACCGCGTGCGCCCGAGAAGTCCAGAGCCCCACGGATTGTAGCCGTGGAAGTGCAGCGTCTCGGATGAGATGCCGAGGGCAGACACGTTCGGGAAGGTGTACTTCTGGGTATCGCAGCGGACGATGTTATCCGTGCCGGAGCCCGGCCCCGAGAGACCGAGCAGCTTCTTGTTCGGAGCGCCTCCCGTGATCGGCTGCGCCGAAGACGAATGGGTCGCATCCTTGAACGCGACGCTCCAGACGCCAGCCGCATCACGCTGCACGCCGAGCGCCGTGTTCTCCTCCGCCCCGCCGACCCAGGCAGCGCCCCAGTCAGGCAGGCTCTCGTCCACCTGATCGATGGACCCGGCGATGGTGAAGAAGCGCCGGTCGGTCGCGCCAGGGATGTCGTCGACCGGAGGCAGATACCCTGTCTCCTGTCGGCCACCTGTGAACCCCTGCTTGCGGGTGAAGGCCGGGGAGCCCTCCGCAGAGATGTCGGTCAGGTTGTGCGCTCCGGTCGTCACGTCCAGGCGACCGACGCCGATGCTCTCGGCCTGACCGAGGATCGCCAGCTTGCAGTTGGTCCAGATCCCGGCTGAGACCAACGACTTGATCAGGTTGTCGTAGGCCGTCTGCCAGGAGGCGTTCAACTGCACGCCGCCGTTCGCCGCCTGGGCGCGGGTCAGGAATGCTGACGTATCCGCATGGAGCCCACCGCCGCCTCCACCTCCGCCAGCCGCCGTCGTGACCTGGAGTTCGCTCGACCACGTCCCGTTGCCGGAGCCGTTGATCGCACGGACCTGGACACCATAGACGGTCGAAGCCAGGAGGCCGGAGAGGTTGAAGCGCAGCTTCGTCCCAGCGACGGTCGGCGAGATGTTGACCGGCGTCCCGTAGGTGCCGGTGCCGAAGGGGTTCCGGATCCGGTACTGGTAGCTGGCCGCATCGGTCGCGGGGTCGAAGTCCACGACTGCGCCGCTAGAAGTGGGAGAGCCGACAAGGACGATGTTGTTCACGTTGCCCGGCAGAGCGAGCGTGGTGCCGACCGAGACGTAGAAGTACGCGGTGTTCCAGTCGCCCGGCGTGCCAGCGCCCTTCGTCATCTTCACGCTGCGGATGATGAACTCGTACTGGCCATTGGCGAGACCGCTCACGTCGATCTGGCCGTTGACGGCGCACCGCCTCATGAACGACCACCGCTTCGACCCCACGCGCCGGAAGCGGAACTCGTCCTTGCCGGAGCCGGTCGAGTAGGACGTGAACGAGCCGGTGACGCGGCCTGCCGAGGGGCTCGTGAGCACGGCGTCGTTGATGGTCGCCGGAAGCGGACCCTCCACGTTGTAGCCGCCGATCTCGACGCCGCCCCACCATCCGCCGAGCGGCATGTCGCGCGGGCCTTCCTGCCCGTTCGGATCGACCGTGTAGCGGATGCGCCCGATGGTCATCTTCGGGTCGGTATCGTAGTTCACGCCCTGCGTGTTCCAGGGGCCATCAGCCTTGCCGAAGCGCAGGTTCCAGTAGCGGCGGAAGGATGCCGGGGAAGCAGCGACCGATCCAGCGCGGATCAGATAGACGCCGCCAGCGCACCAGTTTTCCTCGAAGTACATCCAATGCTTCAGCGTGCCACCAAGCTCTTCCCAGTTCTTGATCGCGGCATCCGTGTAGAACTCTGCGTTCAGGTAGTTGCGCCAGATCTGGATCTCGTTGTCGGTGTTCGTGACCTCGATGCAGTCCGTGTGCCCGCCGACCGAATAGCCGTGGTCGTAGACGCCGCACTCGTACATCTCGCCGCCGTAGATGTGGACGCCGTCCTGGTCGATCCCGTGGAACGAGACCTGATACAGGCTGCCGCCACCCATCTCCTGGATGATCGGGTTCGCGTTCGTGCCGACCTTGTTGCCGTCGAACTCGCTGTTCTCGAAGATGCAGGTGTGGTGCCAGAACGGCATCAGGTAGCGACCGATGGCGCGGCCCGCCTTGTTCTTCCAGTAAACGTTGCGGAAGATCGTGCCATCGACGTTCCCGTCGAAGCCGGTCATCTCCGAGATGTCCCAGCCGTCGATCACGACGCCAGTCTGGTTGATCGTCATCTGCCCACCGGAGTAGCTCACGCCCGCAGGCTTGTTCGTCTCGGACAGGATCTTCAGCGAGGTCTTCGGGACCGTCAGTCCGATGGGGAAGTCCTTCACCGGGATCTGCCAGGGCGTGTAGGCGTTCCAGCCGCTGGGCTGATAGAGCGGCACCGAGGCGACGCCACCGATCTTCGTGGTGACGCTCCAGGCGCGCACGACGCCGCCGATGTCCAGGCTCTGCTGGGACGTGAGGCCGTTGGAGGCACCGGTCGTCAGCCTGCGCTGGATGTACTGGTTGTTCGTGATCGATCCAGCCGTGGTGCCCCACGCCTTCACCTCGGTCACACCATCGGTGCCGACGATCCGGTACTCGCCAGCACCCGACAAGGAGACGGGTGTCGATGCGGTGATGCCGGTGATCTGCTTCAGCGCCGAAGTCACCTGCGTGCTGAGATCCGCCTCGGTCACATTGGCGATGGTGAAGTCGTCCGGGATCGTGTCCGGCGGAGCACCGGCAGCGATGTCGTATCCGTACTTCACCTCGCCCGCAGCAAACGCGAGACCGCTGATGCCCCACGGAGCGTAGGTCAGGGAGTGGCCCGCAGCGTCGTCCAGGTTCAGGACGATGTAGTAGGTGCCCTGCGACGTGGTGATCGTGCAGCCCTCGAAGGGGTATGGAAGCTGCCCGGCTGCCGGTGTCACGCCCGTGTTCGGGCAGTTGAACACCGTGTACGGACGGCGACCGCCAGCAGCGGTATCGAGGAGGATGCCCTCGATCTTCTTCACCGCAGCGTGCTGCGTGGTCTGCTCTGCCTGGAGGTTCGCCGGAGTGCTGTCGAAGTCCCAGCCGAGCCCGTTCTCATCCGGCAGCGTGACGGAGAAGTAGCCGATCATGGACGCGCCATTGATGATCGACGACCAGATCTGCACCCGAAGCTGCGCTGGGGTAGGCACGAGACCATTCGAGGCGTAGTCGCTGCCCTGGATGATCTGGGCCAGGGCCTTTGTCGGCGCATAGGAACGCAGGCGCGCGAGGGCGATGCCCTGGTTCGTTGAGTAGATGCCCTCGGCACCGAGCATGCAGTTCGTGCTGCCGTAGGCGATCTGGTAGCTGTCAGAGCAGATCCAGTCAGCCTCGTTGCCCTGGACGTAGTCCTTGATCAGCGTGTCGTTCAGCGCCCATGCGTCCGTGACGTGGTTGCCCACGAGGTTCAACATGAACGGGATCTCGACGCCGATCTGAAGCTGGGCGACATGGCTGTCCTTGAAAGTCTGCACGTCGACCGGCTTCGTCACGACCTGATCGTAACCCCAGCCGGTGGCTCCGGCCTTCAGGTTGTCAGGCTCGTCGCCGTGGTTCCAGGCGACCAGATAATCGTCAGCGCCGTCGCCTTCGATGCTGGCCTCGTCCGGCGCGTCGAGATACTTCATCCCGTTCGCCTTGTGCATCGAGCGCCACGTAGCCTTCGACAGGCCATCGCCGTCTGCCTGTTGCCATGCGAGGTTGATGCCGCGCGCCTGGACACTGGCGTCCAGATCCGGCGGCAGCACCCACTGCCCGAAGTAGAACGAGCGCGGGCCACGGATCATGCCGTGGATCGACGCTGGCTGGATCGTGAACGTGACCTGGGTCGAGGTGGAGAGACCGCCGGGATCGGTGGCGGTGATCGTGATCGGTGTCGGCTGGGACGCCTGGGACAGCGCGGCCTTCACCGAGATGTCGCCGTTCGATGCCATCTGGAACCACGCATTCGTCTCCATCGAATACGTGAGCGCATCGCCATCCGGATCCTGCGCGCTGGCCTTCGCTAGGATGTAGCCGACCGGCGCGCTCTCCGACACGAAGAGATTGTTGACCGCTAGGTTCTTCGGGGCCTCGTTCACATTCTGCACGTTGACCGTGAACGAGAACGGGTTGCTGACGAGCCCCTTGTTATCGGTCGCGGTCAGCGTGATCTCGAACGATGGCCCGTCGCGATAGAGGATCGGCGTGGTGCCATGCACCAGCGTACCGCTGACGATCTCGACGCGCCCGTTCGCGCTATTCGTAAGCTGAAGGGTGACGGCATCGCCGTTCGGGTCCGTCGCCGAGATATTCCCGATGAACGTGCCACGGGGCTGTTGCTCCGTCGTGGTCAGGTTCGAGATCTGCATCGAGTTCGGCGGCAGATTTACCGGCGCTTCATCGACGTTCACGATGCTGAAGTTTGCGATCCACGGCACGTTGAAGGTGCCGTCGCTCATGATGCCGCTGAACGCGACGTAGCTCTGCTGCTCGTAGTCGAGCGGG